TCACCAAGGACACCATAGGTGGAATCCCCGATTAAAAACCCATCAACCAATGGCTCTAGCGTTGTAAAATACCCAATCCACCTGTTCGGTGTGATATCCCAAGCCACTCCCTGAATTTGTAGATTTTTGGTAATGGTTGAACCATCCGGTTGAATGTTGCTGATTTGAACATTGGTGAAATAATCCATGTTAAGAATTGTGCCAGTAGGTACTGCTGACTCCAATAAGTCAACAGCCATCTCATCAATGCGAATAGTTGTAGTTGATCTTGTAGCCACATAAATAGCCGCTATATTGGCGCAGTCTGTATCTGTTTCTGCTACTAAATCTGAATAAGTAATAGAGTGAGGGAAGTAGGTGGCAAGGCTATCTAGGTCAACATTGGTTTGAGTAGTGCCACCAACCCTAGTTACATTGGCTTGATTAACAATAAGTTTGTCATCAAAGGCAAACTTAAGGTTTTTGTAAGGTATGCCGCCTGTTTGATTAAATGCTATCGGTGCTGTACCTGCTGACTTAATTGTGTTAGTTCTGTTCTTAAATACTGCAACACCTTCAGCGTTTAGATAGAAAGCGCCTTGCTCTACAATCTCGCAATTTTGAATAGCAGATAAGGAAGTACGGCGAGTTGCTGGGTCTGCCTGAGTGTTTGAGTTGCCAGTCTCGATCGATCTTAAAGAGGTTGGAAATTCTACGGTGTCTAGAATCTTGCCAATGCGTGTGCCTGTATCTTGTCCGGCTACTTGACCCGTGACTGAGTTAATAGCAGCCAAGTTAAAAAGCCTAAAAGCGTCACTTGCGTTAATATCAACATAACTCACATTTTCTGCTTGGTCATAACTATAAGCGTAATCGGTTGTATAGCCACTAAAAAGGTAATAAATAGTACCGCCATATTCGGCTGAAACTCTTAACTTTCTTAGCGGTGTTAATTGTCCATAGTAAGGGCTTGAAGTGTTTTGTGGATTAAAGTCACCATTAGGGTCAAATACTCTGATTGTGCAGTTACCAGCCTCATAAGTATCGCGTGTTATGTTTCTGCCGCGTCTAATACTTATAGCCCTTGTTACATCTGTTAGGTCTGCAATAAGCGCAGGTGTAGCGCTGTCAGCAAGTAATCCAACACCAAGAACACCACTAACAGGGTCTCCAATAATAAATGGATTGCCAAATACTGCACCGGATGAAAAGTTTAAAGATATATTAAGTTGAGCAGGTAAAGCCATTAGTCGCCTCTAGTGGCTCGGTTTGACATTGTAAATGAACCGGAAGCGCTTGAGTCTAACAATCCCATGCGAATTGAATCGGTTAGATCACGGTTACTAATTACATTTCCTTGAACAGTTACATTGATACTTGCTCGCTCACCCGCTCTGTAACTTTGATAGTCAGGTAATTGAGTATTAAGTTTTGACATAGAGGCATACTCTAATGCTCTTTGTGCAGCACCTTGATCGCTGCCTAATCCTAATCCTGCTAGTCCTAAAGTACTAGGTGCAGTTGCAGTACCGGTAGTACCACCACCTACATAACTTGGCGTACCGCCATAATTTGTGTTAACTTGAACAGTTAAGACAGGCGCTTTTAATTTATTAAGTGCATCTTGAATCAACTGAATATCACTTATTGCTTTGTTTACATAAGATGGGTAATCTTTTAATGGGTTTAAAGCAGGTGGAAGATTGTTAATAGCGCTCGCCAGTCCAGTTGTAAGTGACTGAGACTTTGCCAGTTTGTCGGCTAATCTTTCTGCTTCAGTACCGTTTTCCTGAATCAAAGCCATCTGCAATTGCAGTCTTAGTTTCTCATCTTCAGTAATCTTGCCCTGAAGTGCTGCAATTATTTGAATCTGATCTAAGTCCATCAAAGCGCCGGCTTTTTTAAGTTTAGCCTGTTCTGCCGCTAGTTTCTTAGCATTATTTAATGCAGCGGTTTGAGCCTTTTTATCTGCCGCTAGTTTCTTTTCAAATTCTTTTCTTAGTTTTTCTTGAGCAGCGGCTTGAGCCAAGGCTGCAACTTGAGAGTTTAAATCAGCGACTACGGCGCGTTGCTTAACAAGTTCAATTTCTTTATTGATACCAAGAACTTCAGACCAGCCATTGATAGACATGCTCAAGACTTTGCCAATTAAAGAATCACTAGCAGCCTTAGCAAAGACTCCTAATCTTGTTGAAGTTGCTTGTAGCGCATAACCCATGTTTTGAATTGAGGTGGTAACTTGGTCAATGCTTGTTGCACCAAGCGCCATTTGTGCGCCATCAATAATACCTTTACCAAATGATTCTTTTGCTTCACCAATTGCAACGCCAATTCTTGCAACCTTGCCAGCATAAGTTTCTGCATATCTAGCAGCCTGACCGCCTTGCAACATTGCTAATTCAGCGGTGATCTTTGTCATGTCCTTGGTATCAAGTACTGCCTTACCAAGTCCTGCACCTAAAGTAGATAGGGCTTTGTAATTACCAAAATATCCACGGCTCAAAGCATCAATCACAGTACCTAAATCATTTGAAGTACCTTTTGAAACATCAATTGCAAGTGCTAAATCTTTTTGAGCCTGAGCAACATCACCGCTTGCTAAGTATAGTTTTTGATACGCAGGTCTTAATTCATCATCTGCAATTCCAGCAAATGTAGATAGTTTCCTGATTGCATTTTCTATTTCAGGAAGTGCTAATAAATTACCAGTATTTTTTAATGTTTGATTTAATGAAGTTAAAGACTTTTCTTCAGCATTGAACGCAGCAACTGAGGCTTTGCCAAATGCAACCATGCGGTTAACTGATAATGCAAGACCAAGTGCTAATCCTAATTTCTTGGCTGAGTTACTTAACTTGCCAAGCGCTGTATCTGCCTGTTTAAAACCTTTGTCAACTAATGTACTAACTATGGGAATTTGAATTGTCATGCGGTTAATCCCAATCTTGACTTATAGGTTGTCTGCGCTTTACTAATTGCTTTCATAACTGAATCAATAACTTTGCCTTGATCTCGAAAATAAGCAGCATAAAGCAATCGACCTCTGTCAGTATTGCGTCTGCCTGTTTGTTTAAAACCACCGTAAGTGCCTTGAATAGCCCTGTTGAAATGTGCGCCGGCATTGGGATTATTACTTTCAGACCTAGGGTCTCCATTGAAATTCTTTCTACCAGCAGTTTCAATAATTGAACCTGCGCGAGATTTGTTTAGTAATCGATAAAAAGAAACAAAACCCGCGCTGTTACGCTTTGTCGCGCCTATGCTATAAGTCAAACCTTTGCGAATTACTAGAGGATTGTATTTTGGAAATGCTTCATCTCGGCTTGTTCTTGATTTAACTACATTGCCTTTATCTTGCCAATTGAATAAACCATTAACATTTGGGGTTACTAAAGATTGCGCATCTTTTACAACTATTTTAAGCGCAGTCCTAATTTCTTTATTCATTTCTTTGTACAAATCAGGTGCAAACTTTTTAAGGGCTACTCTAGTTTCAACGAGTCCTTTTACCTCTACTGGCATTTTCCACCTTTTTTGCTCTGTCTTTTAGATAGGCAATTGTTGCTAAAAACAATGATCTATCCATATTTAAATACTCTGAATGCGGTATGCCAGTCTCTACTGCTAATTGCGCAACTAGATAAGTAAAGTCATACCGCGTTACCCATTTGGGGAGTCGGCATCCATAATCTCTACCTTAGATAGAGTTTCAAGATACTTTTCCCCAAATGGTACAACTGTTACCCCAGCGCGTCTTTCGGCTTCCCATGAAAGCCAATAGACATCACTTTGTTTTTCTTCATCTCTAAACCGCTTGTGAAAACCAGTTTTGAAATATTGTTCAAACGCATATTCGAGTGCAGGGTTAATGTCATAATCTGACACTTCCCCTGAAGCCTTGGTCACTCTTAATTTAATCATTGTTCTCCTTAGAATGTACCTGTTGTAGCAACGGTAACTGCACCGTTAACAGTCCATGTTACATCTTGCACACCTAGATCGCCAACAGCACCGTTAATATCGGTAGTATTGTTGACCAAAGCAGTCAGCGTGTAGAGAGGGTTGGTTGCTGAAACAGCAGTTCCTTTTTCTTGTAATAGAACTACGGTTACTGAAGTACCCCATGCAGCCTGTAATGTTGCTAGAACATTCGCTGAAGCGGTGTCATTTAGGAAGGAAATGGTCACGCTTGAGGCTTCCAAGCCCTTTACAAATTTGTGACCTGTATCACCCATTGCGGTGACCTCAAGTTCATCAAATGAACGGTTTAGTGTGACGGCGGTCACATGGTCAGAAAGGTCAACGGAATTAACCTTTACGCCGACCTTGTTATTTAGAAATACAGCCATTGGTTATTCCTCATCTTTCTTTGATACGGTTTTTGGCTTTGGTGCTACTTGCCCGACTTTTTCAAGCCAAGCCTTGTCCTCTGAAGGAACATCTATAATTTCGCTCATTTTTTAACTCCAACTTGTCATGATTGAGACGGACATCTCGCTTGTAAGCATTTCACCTGCAACGCCTGATAAAACAGTAGGTGCTGAGGTACTGCCAACACTTATTTTTAATGTGGTTGATGCGGCTAATTTATTAAACACGCCTACAACCATATCTTCAATGCCATTTAGATTGCCTTGGTTATCTAACATTGGCACAATCATTACTAATTTAAAATTTACTTTAGGTGCAACGCTTGAGTAAATATTATTGGATGGCTCAATATATGGGTCATCCGGTTGCACAATTACTGAATTTGCAATGGGTGTAGCAGGTGGAAAGGCAAAGACCTGCCACACCCCAGCGTTCTCTAACGCTGTCGCAAGGGTTGACCTGAGAGTTGTAACGGCAACTGTCATTAGCCAACCAAGCCATTAGGTGCTAAATGATTAGCAATTAAACCTCTGACTCTTGCCATTAAAGTATTTCCCATACGGTAAGGACTTGGTTGGAAGTCAGGTGATATTCCACCTGCGTTACTGCTCTGCCTTGCTTGCCAAATATCAACCGCAATCATTAAAGATGCTTCACGAACTTCAGGAACGGTAGAATACGCAACATAATCTGTTGCTGCAACTGTACCGTAAGGGTTGGTTGCGTGAATTGGCTCAATTGTTGAATGAGATGTTGTAAAAGTTATTGAATAAGTTGTTGCGCTTGTAATTGTTTTGCTTCCGTTAAATGTAGCACCATTACCGCTTACCGTTATTGTTTGCCCAACAAAAAAACCATGAGGTGTATTAAAATATAAAGTACCTTGACCAACTATGTGTGAATGACTTGAATTAAATTGTTGATTTTTCCACAAGTAGTCACTAACAATATTTTGTGATGCTTGACATACTTCTTCAACTACTGCGTCACTATACAAACTGCCAATACCCAATGCCGATCTTAATTCAGCAAGGGTCACAAATGTAGCAGCCAATGTAGTTTCCTTTCTTGAAGTAAAGGGGTGAAGGCTTCCTACACCCCTTTACAGATGATTCCTATTTAGGAAAGTTTATGCAACCATCCACTTGTAAGCGCCAGCAGCAACCTTAGTTGCAATTGCGCCGTAACCGTAGTAAGCAACATCAATTTGACCTGTTGAGATTACATTGGTCTCTAGACGGTACTTAGTTGACTCGTACCATGTGTAAGAATCAGGGTTAATAACGATCATTGTGTTATCGCCTGTTCCATCAGTTAACGCTGTTGAAACGCGTAGGTTTAATCCGCCAATGTTGCCGCGAATATTTGTAGGCGTTAGATTTCCTGAAGCGTTCTGAGGGTTAATTGTTTGAGTGAATAGAGCGCGGTTTGAACCGTCAACTAATCCCATCAATGCACCCCATTGCTCAGGTGATACAACAATGTTAGTTGCAAATCCAAGAGTTCCCTTGTAAATAGAAACTGCTGCATCTGAAATAAAGTCTTGAATATTTGCTGCGGTTAGTGTTCTGTTACCACCATCTGTTCCTGATGTAATTAAAGCAGTACCAACTGCTGCATCAGTTGCTTTTGCATAAGCAAATTCCATTTGACGAACTAACTCAGCAAAGAACGCAGGGCTAGACCTGTCCAATAATTCTACTGAAAATATCTGGCGTCCAGCATATTTTTTGACATCAACTGATAAAAATGAAACATTTTGATCTGTTTGTGATGGTGCTGCACCTTCTGCTGTTACTGCAACAGTTGGTACTTGAGTTAACTTAGGAATTTCAAAAGTCATTCCTGCGTCAGGAAGTGCTGCTGAAGAAATTGAATCAATAAATGGACGATCTGCATTTGAAAGCGGATTGATAACTTCAGTTAATTGACGAGTAGGAATTAAACCTGCGTTGTCAGTTGTATCTGCTGCTGCTGCAAGGTATTGACGTGCTGCATCATCATTAAGATATTGTGCGCGAAGAGTGTTCTCAAGGAATTTTTCCTTTGTGAACTCAAGACGTGGCTTTGTGTAAATTGGTGCTGCTACTGTTGGGCGAGAGGCTTCAACCGCAGGGGTCTCTACTACCTCACTTGCAACAGGTGTATCAGGTGTTGTG